TCATTGAAGATTTAGTGATGGACTCTGACGATGAGGAACATGAAGTTGAACTGTACCTAACTGGCCCAGATAACTTCCGTCATGACTATGCTGTTACTGCTGAGTATAAGGGTAATAGAAAGTCAAGTAATAAACCTACGCACATTGCTGCTCTACGGGACTACCTAGTAGAGGAGCATGGTGCAGTCGTTACTCAAGGTGAAGAGACAGATGATAGGATTGCTATCAGAGCAACACAGAACCCAGAAGCAATAATCATTTCACTAGACAAGGACTTCTATCAGCTTGTGTGTGGACATTACAACTTCGTTAAGAAGGAACTCTTTTACATTACCAAGGAGGAGGCTGTGTATAATTTCTATATGCAATTCCTAGTAGGTGATACTGCTGACAACATCAAAGGTGTGTATGGCGTTGGCCCTAAGAAAGCTGCAAAGCTATTGGAAGGTAAGACTGAGTTAGAAATGTACGACACCTGTGTTGAAGAACTAGGCAGTGAAGAACGTGCGATTGAAAATGGAATACTACTGCACCTACGCAGAGAGGAAGATGAGATATGGCAACCGCCAAGACCCGTAACAACGGACGATGGACAGAAGCTAGACACAAGTCTTTCATAATCTCTGCTCTACGTGGAGCGCACAGTAAATGGGGTGTCAAAGCTGATGTTAAAAAATCTGCTAGAGTTTCTACTGGGAGGTACTTATGTGCTGGTTGTGGCACTGTTGGCCCTGCTACTTTGCCACCTCTTAGGGGTCAGTCAAGACGTAGGAATAATGCTGCTGTTGATCACATTGACCCTGTTGTCGATCCTTCACAAGGATTCATAGATTGGAATACATACATCTCTAGGATGTTCTTAGAGGAAGATGGATACCAGATTCTATGTTATGTTTGTCATGGAACTAAGACCCGTGATGAACGAGAAGAACGAACTAAAAGGAAGAAGAAATGAGACATCTAATTATACCAGATACTCAGATCAAACCTGATGCTAACTATGACCATATGACATGGGCTGGACACTATGCAGTTAAGATGAAACCTGATGTGATCGTACATCTAGGTGATCATTGGGACATGCCAAGTCTTAGCAGCTATGATGTAGGGACTAAGAGTTTTGAAGGTAGGCGGTACACTAAGGACATTGCAGCAGGTAATGAAGCAATGAAGATGTTCTTAGCACCTATCAAACGAGAACAGTTACGTCTTAAGAATGGAAAGAAGAAGCAATGGAATCCTCGCTTAGTGTTCTTACTAGGCAACCATGAGTATCGTATTGAACGTGCTGTTGAACACGACTCAAAGCTGGATGGTCTGATTAGCTTTGCTGATCTTGATCTTAAAGGATGGGAGGTGCAAGACTTCCTAGACCCTATCGTCATAGATGGTGTGGCATACTGTCACTACTTTACCTCTGGTGTTATGGGTAGGCCAGTGTCTTCTGCCAAGCTACTGCTACAGAAGAAGTACATGAGTTGTGTCATGGGACATGTTCAAGATAGAGACATAGCCTATGCACGTAGGGCTGATGGTTTAAATATGACAGGTCTGTTTGCTGGTATCTACTATCAACATGACGAGGCATACCTTAACCCTCAGACTAACGGATCATGGTCTGGTCTATGGGTGTTCAATGATGTACACGATGGTAGCTTTGATGAGTTGCCTGTATCAATGGCGTATCTACGGAGGACTTATGGCTCTAACTTTGGAAGAGTTGAAAGGTCGCTTGAAGCAGTTGGATGAGGTTATCCTTGTTGATGTACTGCAATTAGAATCTGAGGATATAGTTAATAGGTTCGGGGATGTTATCGAAAGAAACTTCTACAACCTAGAGATGCAACTAGAAGAACCATACAGGTATGACAGTTATGATTGAAGATAGGATAGAACCTTTGTTTGACTTTGAGAAGTTAGCCAGTGAAACTCAAGTGGGTGGTAGTCATTACACTCGACTAGCTATACAGCCTATGCAGTATTCTATGGCTAACGAGTTGAACGCACTACAGCATACAACCATTAAGTATGTGACTCGTTATCTGGATAAGGGTACACCATTACAGGATCTGGCTAAGGCCAAGCACTGTATTGATATGCTAATAGAGTTTGAGTTGGAGGGAAAATGTGGGTAAAGCTAAACACTCATTGGTTGAATATGAACCAAGTAGTATTCGTTGATGAAGAGGCTAGAAGTATATCACTATCTAGTGGTAGGACAGTACAGGTAACTGCATCTGCATTGGCTACTATCATGAGAAGTGTTAAAGGTCTGCCTCCACTCAAAGCGAAAGGTAAGAATGTTTCCTAGGAAACTTTATAGGGGGCAACTAAGCCCCCTTATTTATTACTCCCTTAACCTTTCCATGTACTCATCTTGTTTCCTTTCTGCATCCTTCTCCTTACCACCTAAAGCAAAATCATAAATAATCCTACCTATAACTGGGAACGTCTTGATTAAGTTAACAGGCTGCTCACTCTCCCCTATTGGTACACCATCCTTATACCGCTTGTAATCTTTAACACCAGCCTCAACAGGTGCGAGTGAGGGAGTTACTATATCGCCTATAACAGAACTGAAATCTCCCTTACCTAGATCACCAATAGCAAACTTACTTAAGAAGATTAATGCTAGTAGGTTATCTTGTACCTTATCAGGAATCTCTTCAATATCAAATGATCCACCAGCCATAACCTCCTTAGCTTCATCGACTGTGCCACCAGCAACACCTATCATAGCAGCGTACTTAGTTAAAGCGAGAGCAGCACCCTTCTTGTCACCAGCCTTACCTCTTTTAATTACATCGTTATGCAAGAGAGTTAACTGCTTAAGACCAAATGACTTAAGAGCAAAGATTATTCTACCATCAGGCATATCTAAATATCTTTTAGGCATTTCAAGTAATGAGATGGGCTGTGTATCAGCAAGTTCATGGAACCTATACAAGGTTGTTAACTCATCATCAGTACCATTCTTTAAACTGGTAACTAAATTATCAAAGTCTTTACCATAAGCCTCACCATACTTCTTTCTAAGCACAGCAACGCCTTTAGGTGAAGAGGCTAACTTAGTACCCTTAATCCTAGAGGCTTCAAGTAATGTACGCTTACCGAACCTATCAACAGCGCGGAACATACTTAGCTTAAGAACTGAGTTAAGTACCTTGGCAGTACCTCTGTTGGTTGCCATCTCTGCTGACACAGTATCTGCAAGACCTGTCTTATCAAGTATGTTACTCCTTACAGACAAAGCCCCTTTGATAGTAGGCATTATCCCATGCAAGTAAGCTGATGTACCTAAGTCTTTTATCTGAGTAGCTGCTGACCTTAGCTGGCCTAGTGTAGCCATGTACCCTATATCTTTAACTGTACTAAGAGTAGAGTTCATAGCTTGCTCACCCGTAGTGAACCTAGACCGAACTAACGCATTAATATCATCAACCTGTGTATCACTTATTCGCCCTCTCTTCCTCTCTTCCCCTAGTACCTTGTAAAACTTAGCGGCTGGATCACTTTTCTTTTGTACAAGACCTTTACCCAATAGTTCAGTCTTACCAAAAGCCCTAGTTGAAGACTCAACATACGATAGTAGAGAAGTAGCAGGGTCTTCATAGTATTTCATTAACTCTGGGGGAACTTCGTCAACAGTACGTTTAGCCTTAGCACCACCTAGAACTCTAGGGTAGGCTATGTTAGCTGCTTTTGTAACAGCCTCAGTCATTCCACGTTCAGATATTTCTTGAATAGTCTCGACACCTTCCTTCACCCGTATCTCTTCTATTCTCTTGTTCAGACCTGACAAAGCTGCTGGATTTTTTCTACCTAACTCAGCACGTAGACCATCTAAATCTTTAACCTTACGAGGGAAGTAATTAGTAAGGGCTTTGTAGTTATTACCTACTATCTTCTCAAACTTTTTACCATCAGCTTTCATCATCTTATTTAGTTTTGCTAACTCAGCTTTACCACCCTTAGTCATTAGTTCTGTAGCAGCTTTAAAATTCCTATTCATTAAGTGGTTGTGTATAGGAACCAACTCTGACTTACTATACCCTTGCAATGATTTTACAAAAGGATCAATGTACTCTTTCTTTCTTGTGGATAACGCAACAGCTTGCTTCTCTTCAAATGATCTAAGCACTTGCCATATCTTTGGTGAGTGTTCTTTTATACGAGAAGAGATACCTTCAAACCAATCACTGGTAGCTTTAACTTTAGCACCAGCCTCTTGCAATTGAACTGACTCTTCTAGTGTAGGAGTTTTTACTGTTCTATTAGCTAACCCTTCTGCTTTAAGGACATCCTCAGCAGTTAATCCTGTACGTTCAAGAGCAATTATTTTAGCTTCTGCTTGTGTAGCACCAAGAGATATGTGATGTGAGACATAAGTATCTACATCGTCTATTGCTTTGTTAGCACCTTTAACAGCAGCCCTAGAAGATAGCTTTGCCCCTACTTTATTGAACACATACCCACCAACAGGAGCCAGTACAGCACCAGCAACAGAGTGTAGTCCTGCTTCTACTGGATCAACAGAACCCTTGTTAAGTAACTGGTCTGTGACTGAGTAAGTGCCTCCTATAGCACCGCCAATAGCAGCCATGCCTTTGTAGGTAGCACCTACAGGTAGAGCAGTTGTGGGATCAAACAACATACCTGCAATATTACCAAACGTACTCCCTTCAACGTCACCATAATCTTCTTCTATCTTACGCGCCCTTTCATCTGTTATCATCTTACGTCTTTCATCAAAAGAAGCATCAGCAAATCCTTCACCATATATTTCTTCTGTTGATTTGTAACCTAGCCCGTAACCATCCTCATCACGATAGGTAATCTCAGGTCGAATGCCAGTAACAGCACCCATAATATCACCTGCCTGTTGAGTCCAGCTTTCACCTTCAACAAAACCTTTACCAAAGGATGTATCTTGCTCTTGCTCTACAGGTGGTGACATATCCTGTGATAGTTCATCCCATGTAGGAGCAACAGAGGCTGTAGTATTTTGTGATAGTTCATCCCATGTAGGAGTCGCCATGTATGTTCTCCTTACAGCGTAATTATTGGCTTAGTCTTATCTGTTTTATGTCTAGCATATTGCTTACCATTATAAGTAATAACTTCATATCCAGCAGGTACTGTACCAGCAGCAGAAGACTGTGAAGCAGGGGCATCAGCAGTAGGAGGATTCCAATCATCATCAGCTAGTCCAAACCATCCACCATCTGTTATATAATTAGCCTGTGCCTCACGCGTTGCCTCAGCCAGTGCATCATTAGGTCTCATTTTATTATCACGTTGTAATGATTCACTCCGATTAGCAATCCACCTAGCAGCAGAGTTTTTATCTTTTCTACTTAAGTCAATACCAATCCTATCCATTTCAACAAGAGCCTCATCAATATTAGTTCCAGTTATATTAAAAGGATTAATGCCACTGGTATCTTTTATTGTAGACCCATCAGGTAGAGGAATCCATGATCCATCCTTACGATAGGAAGGTACACCATCCACTACATAGCCTACTAATTCTTTACCATCTGGTGTCATGTAAGTCTTCTGACTTGATACGCTTGGTGCTTTATTCTCTAAAGCCTCCATGTCCCTAGCCTGTGCATGTAATGCCATAGCCTGTGGATAGTCACCATTCATCATTAGTTGTTGAGCAGCCGCACGTAAGCCAGCAACAGTGGTTAAGTCAGCCCCTTGCATACCTTGTTGTACACTAGCAGCCTGTGCCATGTCAGGGGTCTGTAAACCAAAGGCTGAATTAATACCAGATGCAGCTAAACCGCCACTAGCTGCACCAATAGCATAGTCAGCACTCATACGAGATGCGTTATCAACACCTTGCTGTACACGATTCTGTTGGATCACATTAGGATCCATACCAAATAAACTCATTACATCACTAGCCATAATATTCTCCTATCGGTAGTTAGTATACATATTATTAGGATACCTATTATTAACAGGTGACGATGCTGCTGTACTGCCTCCACTAGGCGACCATTGCCCTAACGGAGACGACATAGCGTTATAACTTCCTATTCTATTCTGACCTATAGGAGTTTGACCATACTGTCCGTATGTTGTCGCACCAATACTTGGGCCACCACTTCCATAAGTAGGATACATACCGCCACTTCCCATAGATGAATAACTTGACATTCTATTTTGTCCTGTTGGCGTTGCCATGTATTGAGAGGTTGGTACTGTAGGTAGTTGACCACCTCCACCCATAGAACCTAACCCAGTACCAAAGTTAGTTAAAGTACCAGCCATAGATTGTCCTCTACGTGCTTGATATTTTGCTGCTTCACTCTGACCACTAAGATAATTTTGCATAGCATTGTTATTAGCTGCTGATTGCTGTGAGCCTAGATCACCACCTAATCCTATCATAGCCATAGCATTAGCATCCATGCCTTGACCTTGACTGAACATACCTGTACCTAGGTTAATGTCAGCAGCCCTTTGTTGCTGTGCTTGATTAAATGCGTTGTTACGATCAATAGCATCTTGTTGTGCAAAAGCCCTAGCAAAACCATAACCATCTGGACTCATCATTCCAGAACCTGCTGCCCCTCCTAGAGCCTCACCTCCAACCCTAAGACCTCCAGTGCCAGCACCAAACATACGATTACCTAACTCGGTAGCCTCTGCCATTCTACCGCCAGAACCTATGTCACGTTGGCGATTGTACATATCTGATGCTAGATCATCATAACTACCACCAGCCCTATTTAGGGCAGAAGTACCTAAGCCAAACATCTGTTCTTGCTGCGCTCGGTAACGAGGATCCATTGAATAGGATGCTTGACCATCATTAAAAGAAGCAGTACCAGCACCAGAGGTTACGCCATATGGTTTATACTGTCCTCTTTCCCATGCTTTTTCACCAGCCGCAGACATTCTATCTTGGGCTTCACCTAATTTTCTTTGGGCCTGATAACCACCTAGTAGTCCTAACCCTGCTGATATTAAACTCAACATTATGATGTCCTCTTCCACATATATACTACGAGATATGGTTGTAAGTTATTGTGAGCCGCACCGCCTCCTGCGCTTCCAGTGTTTACACTCCCGTCATTAGGCTGGTTAGATGCAAATATATTTACATGACCATCAGCACCCCTTGGGCCATACCACCCAGAAGTGTGACTGTGAGAAGGTATCTGAGAAATTGTTAATGTTTCTGTAGCAGTACCTCCAGTAGCACCAGCAGTGTATCCACCGCCAGCACCTAGAAGTACCCTGCCTTGCCCAATAGCTGACCATACACCAACACCAAGTAATGTGTTAGGATTGGTAGACACTACTGATGTGTATATGGATCCTACAGGATAAGCCAGAGCATTAACTACGGCTGATGTGACTGCTGGTATTGCTGCTATGGCTGTAGTAGCATAAGCTGTAGTAGCTAGTTGTGTACTGTTAGTAGCTGCCGAAGCTGTTGGAGCAGTAGGTACACCTGTTAATGCTGTATTGTTAATGTTAGCTTTAGTAGCTACAGCTACAGCAATAGCATTGTACTCATCGTCTATCTCTGTACCTCGTACTCGTTTAGCTGCTGTACCTGCACTGAGGCCATCCTTAACAGCAAAGTTAGTTGACTTAGTATAATTACTCATTAGTTAGTTCTACCTTGTTTAACATAAACGTCAAACTTTTGAATTGATAATTGATCACCATTAATGTAAGCCTCAAATCCTAATTGAATTACACTCCCCTGACCACCTACTGCAACCTTAATACGATCTGTTAAACCACCACCTGTAAACTCTGCAATGTTATACTCAGCAACATCGTACTCAGACACAGCACTTTGTTTAATTGTTCTATTATAGGATCTAGGTTGATCAGTGTAATCAGTACCTACCTTAACAACAAAGTTCTGACCACTACCGCCTATAACAGTTACACCTACAATCTTTAATATTTTATTAACTGTAGGCTGATCAAAGTCAAAGTAGTTTGTACTGTAGGCCATGTAGTAAGATGTTCCATTGTCTTGAAATCCACTATACTTAGCTATTCCATTAACTAATCCTAGATAAAGAGTACCATCGAAAGCAGCTAGACCACTTAGTATATCAGTGTCCACCCACTTAGTTACTCGTAGTCCACCATTCTCTAGTCTACCTCTAGTATCAAAACAATAGATAAGTTTAGAACTAGGGAACAGTAATAAGTAGAAAGCATTAGCTGCTGAATAGATTGCAGTTACATTTTCAGTAGAGTATGTATTAATAATCTTTACTAGATCATCACGTATGTTAACAGACAGGTCTGCTAAGGGGTTAGATTTCTCTTGTATGACACGATTCAAAGACCGTAACCCTGAGTTAGCTAGGAAGTAGATGTCGTCTCCTACGGCCTGTACGGACTTCTTAGACACACATCCTACATTCTCTAGTATCTCCACTACATTTAATTGGGTAGCAGCGATAGTTAAATCTGAGTTATTATTATCACCAAGGATTACAATACATCGTTTACAGAATACAATGATGCGTCCGTTAAATCCAGCAACACTAACAATCTCGTCACCACCATTAGTCCATACTTTTCTCAGGTCTAAGGTTAGAGTAGACCCCCCATGAAATGCTCCAGTAAGTAAGTCAGACCCATACAATGTGTACTTATCTGTAGCAGTGCCACCAGCCCACAATCTACCATAAGCAGAAGTTACAAAAGAGAACTGTAGGTTAGCAGATGTTGTTGCATGAGTTGTCACTGCAAAGTTAGAGTCTACTTTAAGCATAGCTTTACCTGCTTGTGCTAGGTAGACCGATCCTCCTAATGAAGCAGCTTGCCAATCATTATCAGTACCATGTCCTGTAGATATAGCAGTGAGTGTACCAAGACCTCGGTAGATTTTACCATTACCCCAAGTAATATAATCAAGGTGTCCAGTAGAACCTACATAGTCGTGCATACCTACAATAGAAGAAGATGTACCACCAGAAGTAGTCTGATATACATGTCCCTCTCTAGCACCTAGTCTACCCTCAGAGTCTATAATGCAGTTGTCTGCTTGTAATGCGTAGCCACTAGCTAAAGTAATGCTACTTTCCTGAGTGTTTAACCCATAAAATCCAGGGGCTGCAATGGAAGAACTAACTAATTGTTTCATACATTATACCATATAGTCTCTTCTGGATGCTTTGACGCATCTAATGCTATTGCGTTAGATAATGAGTTGTTAGCTGCCATGTATGCAGTGTTACCTGTCTGTCCATTATCTTCACCCCTCTCTTCCACAGCCTTAGCGTAGGCTAACAGAACGATAGGACGATGAGGACAGTATATTCTATCTGCCTCTGCTACGAGGTCTTCTGATCTTTTAACAACATTAAACCTAACTTCGTAAACACCATCAGGCTTAGGGTATAAATCAATAAGCGTATCCCCATCAGTGCCTACACCATTGAAAGACCAGTAGCTAGGGGAGCCAGTTGCAGGGGATGGTGTCAGGTATCTATCATTAAACCAATTCGCAGTCTGATAATCAACATCACTTTGAGTTGTTGCGTTAACAACACTTAGAACTTTAACATCGTTCTTAGCACCATTTAATTCGTAATTGAAAATACCATTAGAAGTGGTAACAGTTAGACTATTACGTAAGGCTGACCAATCCCATGCTTGTTCTACTTCTTGAATTGAATCATTGATAAGAGTAGCTATAAGAGATGAATATTCATTCTCATTAATAGATTCTACTTGTCGTTCTCGTAGACGTACAAGAACTGAGTTGATTGCTGCTAAGTAATTCATAGGATTATACCATATTTTTGTTTAAAAGTCAAGAGACTATTTTCTTGCTACAATTGATTGACCAAAGTACATACCAACAACTGACATGATTGCATGAGGTAGCCACTCAGGAGTAACCATACCCTCTAGTGTTCTCCACTCTGTTACTGTTGTAGTAAAGTCAAAGAATAAAAGTTTAAATCCACTCGTTACTTCTACTGGTACTACTGTTGGTAGGTTTAAGATAGGAGCAATAAGAATAAACATCGCCATGCCCATGAAGGACACCACTAGGAATCTCCTGATCCATTGCGCATTAGGAGTATCGTATGCCCTAGCTGCTGCTACACTGTCCTCAGAGGCCGAGAATTGCTGCATGAGCATCTTTTGCTGGTCAGCCTTATCCTTCTGTGCCTGCGCCCACATCTTCATTACAGCACCTCCTAGGACGCTTAACAGCAATGTGATAACTTCTATCGGCATACCAAACATTACTTCTTCTTCTTGTGAGTTAGAGTTTTACTAGAGGCAGTATGCTTTGCACCCGTCATAAGTTTACCATTAGTCTTGTGAGTCTTACCTGTATACTCCTTACCATTTGGTAAGTAATGTTTAACACCTTTCATAATAACCTCTACTTTTTTGATCTATACTTAGCTGTCTTTTTTGCTATTTTCTTAGGCTGCTTTACAAACTGCTTACCTGCCTTTGTACCTTTCTTCTTTGCTGCTGTAGTGGCGGCATACTCTTTAGCACTAAGGGCATCTCTAGCTGCTTTAGGTAAGTAACGCTCACCTGTCTTAGCACTAGGCTTACCACTTTTAGTTCCCCACTTCTCCTTAGTCCAGTTCTTGAGAGACTTCTGTGATGCTTTCATTACTTGTAACCTCCACCAGCTTTCTTGTACTGCGTAGCTAGAAGCTGTGCTTTACGTGCTGACCATTGACCAGCCTTACCACCCTTAGTTCCTGACTTGATCTTTTTAAAAAGAGTCTTACGCATAGTAGGCTTGGTGTAGTTACCAGCTTCGTTAACTTTTGATTTAGCTTTAGCCATCACCATTTTTCCCTATTAGCCCAATATGCCGCAGACATCTTACCCTTAGCAATGTTCTTACCATGCCTAGCCTTGAATGACTTACGCTTGGCTTTCATCTTATCACTCTCACCAGCCTTGGGCTTACCTGCTGTACTAGCACCTTGCTCACCAAAGCGAATAGTCTTAGTTACTCCACCTTCTTTAGCTACCACCACATGAGACTTCTTAGGATGGTTAGGTGTACGCTTAGGTTTGTTGTAGGCTGTTAGACCTAGCTTAGTTAGTTTAGCGTCTGGCATTAGAATGTACCCTCTTGAAAGTATAACCAACAAGCGAATGCACTTGCTCCTACAATCCACATTAACTTCTTAACAACCGACTTACCCACTGCAAGGTAGAAACGATCATACGCTTTCTGTGCAGCTAACTCAGCTATCTCATCTTTCTCTAGTTCTGTCAATTTAGGATCACTCATATTTAATATTTAAGATACATGACTACGCCAAAGAAAGCAGCTAGGATAGTCACAAGGATTCCTAGAACCTGCCCTGCCATTACCATAGTCTCTTTAACTTCCTTGGCCTGTGCTTTCTGTTTCTTAACCTGTGCTTTTTGTTTATTATGAAACTCATCTCTAAACTGACAATACTTATAGTATCCTTGAATAGACTGCTTGTTGAGCATAAACTCTAGTTCTTTCTCCTGCCTCTCTATAGCTTGTTTTGCTTGGTAAGCACCTAGTACATCACCTGTACCAATAGCAGCTTTCTGCTGTATAGACTGACTTGCACTAAAGTATTTAGTTACAGCAGATCCAGCATCAGCAATCTCTTTGCCATTAGAAAGAGTTTGTTTTATAACTGCAAAGGCAGCATTCGCAATAGCCAGTTCTGCTAACATACCCAGACCCTCTTTGTATATTCTTGTGGTACACCATATGGTTCTCTTGATGGTTGAACTACTAGGTACTCAGCATTAACCCTGTTGACAGATGGTTCAATAAGTAAACCCTGCCCTATAGGAGCAAGAGTAGGCGATACATGAATTGGGTATATCTCTAAAGGACTAGAGTTCATTATATACTCTCAATGTTTTTTACACAGAATGCTATCGTGGTCTTATCCTCAGTTTCTTTCTGAGCCGCATAGCCTAGAAGAGGACTCGTAACTAACGCATACTCTAACTCTTTAGCTACTATTAGTAACTCTAATCTACATCTCTTAAGAGTTGAATAACTAGATACCATAACAGGCATTGCAGGTTCTGTACTTACAGAGAGCATAGTAGCTACTACAAGAGCATACATTATTTTTTAGTCTTCTTTTTCTTTCCCTTCTTTGGTGGTGACACCATCTTAGTTCCGTATGCCATACTATTCTCCTAAGCTGCGGCTGCTGTCATAGCAGTCATGTCTTCATCAGTCCAATAATCTTTAGCAATCATAAGAACAAGATGCTCTTTGTTACGTGCTACACAGTCTGCCCAATCTTCATCGGACATACCTTCTGGCTGACTGCCATTGATTAATGCTACTGAATCACCACAAGCCGAGTAATGTGCTGCGATTTGTTCTACTGTTAATTCATCCATCTTTTTATGCCTCTAGTGCTGTTAAACGTGCAGCAAGTGCTGCGTTTTGGGTTGATAATTCTTGTATTGCTTTTACTAGCATTGGTACTAACTGACCTTGTGCTACTCCTTGCGTACCATCACCTTGCTCCATCCACATACCATGTCCACTCTTAATCTCAGGGTGTGCATCAATGGTTGCTTTAATCTCTTGAGCAAGAAAGCCATGTTGTACTTTATCTGTATCATTAACTCTTTCTGTGGAACCTTCCTCGTAATAATTTAATTCAGAAGGTACATCACCTTTGGCTTTCCACTCAAAAGTTATAGGGCGTAGGTCATTAATAAAAGATAGACCAGCAGTAGACGTTGTGATGTTGTCTTTTAAGCGTGAGTCAGAAGTGCCTGTCCACGATGTTCCACCAGTACCGATATATGATCGGGTAGTGCCAATACCGATTGTTGTGTAGTCAGCACCAACACTATTTACGTTGTAACCAATTACATTTTGGTTATTAGTTCCAACCGCATTACCTATAGCTTGATAACCTAAGAATGTATTACGTATACCTGTAGTATTAGTATATCCAGAGTACATTCCACATCCAGTGTTAAAATTTCCTGTAGTATTCTCTAGCATAGAATTCCAACCAACTGCCGTATTCTGCTGCCCAGTAATATTATCTCTTAATGTTTCATTACCAACCGCAGTATTGTATTGACCTGTAGTGCTGGATAGTAAAGAATTATAACCAACGGCTACGTTGTTAAAACCTGTAGTGTTAGCTGCTAAAGTCTCTGTGCCAACTGCTGTATTGTTAGATGCTGTGGTGTTTTGTGTTAAAGCACCCTTACCAACAGCTACGTTGTTAGCACCTGTCGTGTTGTAGTATAGTGCGTTATAACCCAATACGGCATTTTCATCGCCTGTGGTGTTGCTGATCATACTATTCATTCCGACAGAAACGTTATTTTCCCCCGTAGTGTTAACTAATAAAGCAGACCTACCAATGCCAGTGTTGTTAGAACCTGTGGTGTTGGACGTTAGGGCTTGACTACCAACAGCAGTGTTACTAATTGCTGTAGTGTTAGCCTTTAAAGCAGTAAAACCTACAGCCGTATTGCTAGTGCCTGTGGTATTTGCACTTAAAGCCTCATAGCCAACAGCAGCGTTGTAGCTTGCTGTGGTGTTTAATGACAGAGCGTATGAACCAACTGCTATATTGTTAGCACCTGTGGTGTTGAAATATAAACTACTCCTGCCAACAGCAGTGTTTTCTGCCCCTGTAGTGTTACTTCGCAGAGCAGACAAACCAATAGCAGTGTTGTTACTTGCTGTAGTATTTGCGGTTAAAGCACCCTCACCAACAGCTACGTTGGAAGCACCTGTAGTGTTGTTAGCTAAAGCGTTCATACCAGTAGCTACGTTGCTAGTACCAGTGGTGTTAGCAAGTAAAGAGTAATAACCAGAAGCAGTATTGTTACTACCTGTAGTGTTTAACAATAAAGCTGCGTGACCAATAGCAGTATTATTAGAAGCTGTAGTGTTATATTTTAGAGTTTGGTAGCCTAGTGCAACATTATAATCACCCGTAGTAACAGCAGTACCAGCTTCATCACCTATTAGAGTATTGTAATTACCCCCAGAAACAATAGAATCACCAGCCGTAGAGCCAGCTACAAAGTTACCTGATCCTAGCGTGACGCTGGTGATACCTGCTGTGGCTAGATTACCTGTCATAGTACCGCCAGCTTTGGGTAATGCTGCTGCTGCGGTAGCTGTAGTAGAAGTAAGTACACCGTCTCTGGTAGCAATGTCTACACCATCAAAGGTACTGTTGGTTGTCACGGCTCCAGTTAAGGCTCCACCAGCTTTAGGCAATGCAGCGTTAGCCGTAGCAGTTACTGTGTCTATCGTCCGTAGGTCTTCTACTGAATCTCTTGACTTACTCATGGTGCTGCTCCTTCCAATGCTTCAATACGAGCAATTAACTCTTGTATGGTTGCTGTTAATAGTGGCACAAGTTTAGCTTGGTCAATGCCCTGCATATCTGGAACAGAGCGTGTACCCATGACTGCTGCTGTAGTCTCACGCCATTGCTGGCTTTCTTGTAAAGTCTCAGGTTGCTCAACGTCTGTGCTGTGGATTACTTCGGCTACTGCTTCCACTTCATTCTCATCAGCGTCAACGTAGGCATCTATGGAAGGGGTAAACATATCACCCGTAGCTGGATTCACTTCATACTCTTCATCACGCATGGCATCTTTAGTGCCATGTACTGCTTCTGGCACTACCTCTTGCGCCTCATGTGCCAAGAAACCATCTACTCTAGTTCCGTCTGAAATCCACTCAAAGTTACAAGGCTTTAGCAATTTAACTCTATCTGCTGCTCCCGTCATAGGCTGAACGTCAGTCTTTAGTCGGTAGTCTGATGATGTGTTGTAGGCTGTACCTACACCAGATGTCATAATACTTCCAACAATAGAACCACCATCTTTAAATCCAACACCATAGCCATTACTTGTGTTATTTTGAATCTCAAGATTATAATAACCATTGGTAGCACCACCAATTATTTTAACTGCGGCTGATGCATTTGCGCCAACAATGTGCAACTTGGCTGTTGGCGAGGCAGTGTTAATGCCCACGTTGCCTGAGTATCTCCCTAACGTCATCATGTGCGTAGAAGTGCCATTATTAACTTTGGATATATTAAGATCACCTGTGGTTTGACTGATGCCCATGTCAATACCATAGGGCGTATTATTGCCTTGGCGTATTTGAAGCGCACTTCCACCTGTAGCTTGGTTAGGGGAGGCTATAAATAATGCACCCGTCATAGTGCCACCGCCCGTTATGGCAACACCTGTGGATGTGGTGGAAAACTTTGCTACATTGTCATGGTAAAGGTTTACAGCACCATTGCTTATAAATTGTGCTTTGTACTCATTTAAAGCTGCGTTAGCTATATTGACATTAGCATCGGCTGCAATCCATAAATCTCCTGTGCCACTGTCAACTATTGAAGAGTAACTACCAGTATGATTTATTGACAAATCATTGCCAGCACCAAACCTAGCTGCTACGTTATCACCATGAAAAGTATCTCCCGTCATAGTGCCGCCAGACTTAGGTAAAGCATTAGTCGCTAATACTCCGTCTGCTGCTACGTCCCTTCCGTCTATAGTTGAGTTAGTAGTGACTGCACCAGTAAGTGCGCCACCAGCTTTGGGTAGCATTGCTGCAACCTCAGTATCTACATAGGACTCTTGAGCATACCGAGCATCTGATTGTGTTTTAGTGTAATGATCTGCTAAAGCAAATGTACCAAAGCTATGAATGAATACTACATCGTTTGCAGTTGCACCTATATCTAGTACGACTGTAGAACCATTAGTTGCTGTGTAGTCTCCTGTGTCTAGGCGTATTCCGTTTAGATAAACTTGTAGATAGCCAGCATCATAGACAGCATTGAAGCTAGTCTGGTTAGCAGTGGCTGTGTACTGTACTGAGTTTTCAGTACCATTAACAGATGATCCAGCATTGACCCAACCAGATCCATTGTACACTTTCATTGTACTTGAAGATGTATCAAACCATAAGTCACCAGTGCTAGGTGAACTAGGGGCTGATGCTTGTGAAACGTATTGACCTGTGAATGAGGCTAGTGATGCTGCTGCATTGGATGCACTTGTACTGGCTTCTGAGGCTTTAGTTGTTGCTATAGTTTTCTGTGCAGTAGCTAGAGTTACCTGTTCAGTAGCTAGAGTAACCTGTGCTGCTCCGTTAGTTGTGGCTAATGCTGCTTGAGTAGAAGCTGTGGAAGCACTACCAGAAGCTGCTATTGCAGAGTTGGCAGAATTGGTTTCTGATGTAGCTGCTTCTGATGCCTTAGTGGTTGCCGTAGACGCTGAACCTGATGCTGCCGTAGCTGAGTTAGCTGCTGCTGTGGCTGAGTTAGCCGATGCAGTAGCTGAGTTAGACGATGCAGTAGCTGAGTTAGCACTAGCTGTTGCACTGTTGGCTGAGTTGGTAGCTGATGTAGCTGCTCCCCCTGCTGAGGAAGTTGCTGTACTTGCCTGACTAGAAGCTGTAGAAGCACTCCCAGATGCTGCTGTTGCAGAGTTTGCACTCGCTATAGCAGAGTTGGCTGAATTAGTTGCCTGATTACTAGCATTAGTAGCTGATGTACTAGCACTTGACGCAGAAGAAGAAGCTGCCGAGGCACTGTTGGCACTAGCTGTTGCAGAATTACCTGCCTCAGCAGCTTTCTCTGTTACTTCTGTAATTGTAGCATCGGTGTTAGAATCACCCGTACCACCTATACCTCGATAGATTCCCATTCTTTATTCCTTAATAAGGTGAAGTCTTATTGTTTCTGTAATCTTTTTGCCTTTGCTTAACTTTTTCGTCAGTGCTAAGTTTACGAGTAGCATTCCAATTCTTTTCATTTTGCTTCTGACCCGCTAACCTAGCTGCTGTTTTCTTACTTGCTCTCATTGCTTTATCTGACTTACTAGCCATTGCATCAATAGCATCGTTCTGTCGTTTAGCTTCCTTCTTATCTGCTTTTTGTTTAGCAAGTTTAGCTTGATGTGCAGCAATCTTTTTATTATTCTCAGCTTGAATCTTTTTCTGATCCGCTTGCTTTTTTGCTGCTGATTTAAGGTTAGAAATTACAACTTCATTAGTAGGAGTATAACTGCTACTATAACCTACCTTCTTAGCTACCTTCTTAGTAGTAACTTTACTACCTGAGTTAGGAGTAATTTTTTTAGTTTTACTACCTGAGTTAGCAACAATTTTCTTCTTAATAGGACTACCTTTAATTTTAGCAGCAGGGGCAGCAGATGCAATGGCTTTAAAAGGATTGTTTGGCTGCTTTGCTGATGGAGTCTTACGCTTAACAGGCTTACCTTTCTGAGGATTCTTCATTAACTGATTAAGTTTATACTGTAACCTGCCTACTGTCTGCACAGACTTACCAGCTTTCTTAGCTGCTGCAATCTGTGCTTTTAATGATTTCTTTTCTGCAAATTCGGACATGTTCTTTCCTTTAATAAAAGAAAGGGGAACTCCCTAGAAGTCTAAGTAGTTCCCCTATGAGGACTAAATTAATAGCCTATGTATCTACCCAAGAAGGGCAATAGCGACAGCAGAAGTATCACGTAGTACGCCAGTACCATAGATGGTATCACTGGTGAAGAGATCAGCTAAGAACTCTTGCTTGTACTGCGTTTGTGAACGAACAGACATTTGCTCAACTAGGACAAAAGCATCCTTATGCTGGAGCATACCGATCTTGTTCGCACCATCAACTGGGCAGTTGTTACTGATGTAAACATCTACACCATACAAGTTACCAATCTTGCCATTGACAACAGTGTTGCCAGTTACAAAGTCAGAAGAGGTATAACGCTCAATACCCATAACTGTGTTACGAGCAGAAGGTGGAAGGATCAATGAACGTCCGTCCATAGGGACATCAGCATCATCTAACAATTGAATTAGGTTACGGAAACCAGCATCATTGAATGCCTGAGCCGCACCAGTGTAGTCTGATAGAGTACCATCAGCAGCGATCTCTTGAGCCTTAGCCCAGTTAGATCCGTTACCACCTTGAGTAGATTGACCTAACAAGAAGATATCGTCTTCAACTTTCTTAGCTAAAGCATAACCAGCATCACCAGTATAGAACTTACGCATAGAAGCCTGAGCTTGAATGTCGGTAATATCTTCGATCATGCGAGAGTATTCAAAGTGCTTGTTCACAGATAGAGTTAGCTTAGTAGCAGTCTCGTTCTGAATTGTAACTGCTGTGTTTGCAGCCTTAGCAGTAGCAACACCACGGGTAGGTTTAGGGATATGAATCGTATCACCTTTCTTACCTGTCATTGGCATCTTGTTTACTAGGTTTGCAATAACCAATTCCTTTTTATAAGCAGCAATGATTTCATCACTCCAAATCTCAGGGATAAAGTTAGCAGCAGTTGTGTTGTTGGTGTTACCGCCCATTGCGGGATAGACTGAAGTAGCCATTATATATATTTCCTAAAGTATAAAGTTATCGAACTCTACCTTCTTCATATGCTTTCATGATAATATCATTGTTAGCGAGGTAGCGTTCTGGTTCGTACTGCATCATATGTAGTAATTCAGATCGCTTAAGGAACTTCTTAGTAGTCTCACCAGAACCTCTTGCTGAACCATTACTACCACTCTTAAGAGAACGCTTACGATCTCCTTCGGCAGCAGCACTGGACTGTGCAATTAATTCCTGTTGCTCTTTCCATGTAGTAAACAGATCGTCAGCAGCGTCAAAGTCAAACTCTGCATCTGCCCTCTGTAACTTATTAGTACGAGCCTGAGACTTCCCCACCCACTCTTGGAAGTTAGTATCATTCACTATATCCATCGCATCTGGATGGGTTGCAAAGATCCTGTCACGGGATTCCATTCGTTCTAGCTTCTTGGTAGCTTCTTTCGCTGCTTTCAAAGCTGGATGGTTTGCTAATTTCTTATCAAGGGTAGCATTAGGATTTTCTAAAAAATCCATATCACTAACATCTTCCTCAACGATTTCTTTAGTGGCTGTTTGATTAACAATGTAATCATCTACCAGCTTTCTCAACTCACCTACTTCGTTACCCTGACGACCTGCCATCTTCTCGGCTTCTTGGTGCATTCGGACTAACTCGGCAGCAGACTTCCCTTTATACTTATCAGGTAATTCCTCTTCATCAGTTTGTTCTACAGGTGCAGAAACTGATTCAAGAGATTCCGTTAGGGTTTGGTATTCTTCACCATCTGCTAGTTGAGGTTCTTGGTTGCCCTCTAAAAATTCTGCCATTTGTTGCTCCGTACTTTATAGTATTATGGAATTATATTTAATGAGGTTACTTCAATAAGAAGACTCATGAGGTACTGCGTTCTATCTCAATCTGTTTTTGGCGTTGCTTTGCCCATTTGATTGTAGCCCCTGCAAAGTCTCCTGAGTGGGGATCTAACTTACTAATAGGTGCAGCTAGTTGTCGATGAGATAGACTGTTACATTTAGAGCATACGCTTTCCCGAATATCAGAGTGACAAGCGGAGTGTACAAACTTCTCTTCAATGTAACTACATTCACTACATTTGAAATCATAAACGCGAATCATTTACGAAATCCTCATAAGAGTTCTTGATACCATTTTCAAAACTTAATAGTTTTCCAATGATGTCTAGTTGCCCTTGTCTATAGTGTAATTCTTTTTCAGTTCTACAAGTAGCTAGATCACGGAGAGATTCCTCCGATTGTGTAAAGTCTTCTAGTAGAAACTTCCATCCTTCTAGTTGGAATATATCAATCAATGATTCATAATATCTTTCTAGTTCTGGATCTGTATCTGTTGACATTGCGTTTTCCTTGTGTTAGGGCGCGTTCGTAGTGCTTGGAATATAACACAAAAAGTATTATAAGTCAAGAGTTATTTTAATTACTTTGCATCTGCTTATTAACGATTGCTTCTTTACTTTCAATCTCTCGCTCTTTCAATACTAACTCAGCAACCTTAGCGCGTTTAAGAAACTCTTTCTCATCAGCATCACCTTCATTAATATTAGTAGTAAGAACTTTCAAACGATCAGTCTCAGCTTCCATTGGCAGTAGTTCAGTTTCAATATTCACCTTAGCTGTCCTAGCTTGTGACTCCATAGCCTGTCCTTGCAACACTGCAATGTATGCTTGCTTCTGTGCATTGTCGATCTGTGCTGCTTCTTGCGCCATTGGATCTGGCTGACTAGCTTCTGATAGTTTAGCAATTAGAGTCTCACGATTAGCAAGATTCATATTGTCAACCACTGACTTAACCAACTCAGGATACATTGGAGTATCGGGAGACATTGTTTGTAGTAGTTGCACTAACTGAGAAACCTCATACTCACGGGCAATAACACCTAGAGAACTAGAAGGAACAAACTTAAAGTCACCTGTTGGGAACTTGTCAGGGTGATACTGCATGTAACGCCATGCACTCTGTTGTACAAACGGAATGAGGAAGCACTCTTGGAAGTTAATCAAGGTACGCTTGTGACGCTTGATGATAGCACCTAGGCCCATAGATACTGCACCAGCAGCAGCTTGACCATTGACTACACCAGCCATGCCAACACTATCTACAGCACCTGTAGCGTTCTGAACCATACGCTGGAGGTGATCTGCTTGATTAAATGTAATATTATCTACGTTACCAAAGTTCATTGGCTGTAATATTTCGTTAGGATTACCATTCGTGAGAATAGTTTTTCCTGGCCTTACTTCCATCTTAGCCCCGCGAGGCATCCTAGAAGCGTCCATAGCCATCATTGGGTGGACAGTTAAGGCTAGAGCATCAATACGCGCACGTAACTCTGTGTCGAGTGCTTTCTGGCTGTTGTATCCCTTCTCACAAACACCTCGTCCCCAGAAACGACTAGGTACTACATCCCAAGGGAATGCAACTACAGGACGATCCTGCATCATGTAAGGGTTTTCTTCTAGCTTAAGTATGTTTGCACCATTAGCTATGACTGCAACAACCTCAACATAGTTCGATCCATTCTCTGTCATGGTTTCAGATAGAGAAACTTCCTCTTCATCCTCATCATACAGGTAGGCTTCTAACATTGAGCGAGGGATTAGACCATAGTATTTAGTTAGACGTACTCGGTCTTCATCGTAATCGTCAATATCATCTTGAGCCTCTAGGAATGAATGAGTGCTGCTTGCCATAATGTCAACATCTTCATACACACCTTCTTCAATCAACTGTTGTACTTGGTGCATAGGAACATATTCATCAATCGCTACACCCAATGCCTCTTCAATAGAGGATGCTGTAGGATCTATCAAGAAGTTCTGTGGTAGTACAGGACGAACAGTACAAGAGACTTCTTTAGTTTCAATAACACCAAAGGTAGCTACCTGACCATCCATAGCTGGTTGTGTCGAGGGAACCCTACGTGTCTTTTCCTGTACAACTATCTCACCAATTCCCGTACCAAACACAGCAGCGTTAACGATACACTCAGATATAGCTTGTCGTGTCTTGTTAAGTGAATACTCTTCTGTTAGTTGCTTACGTAGGTACTCAACGTCACCACGCTCTTGATCATCTACATCATCACGTATGTCAAAGAACTGCCCACGACCAAATGTAGCTTCTTCTACCTCAGCAACACTGCTTTCAACAGCTTGCTGTAGGGCAGGACTGATTAAACGAGAGCGTTCACTCTGCCGTAAGGAATCCTCACCAGCCCAGATACCACGCCATAGGCGATTGTATTCATCAAACCTTTGCTCGTAGTTAGACTCAAAGTGATCACGCCAACCATCACACTTTTGCATGATCCAATCTTCGGCTGACTCTTCAAGTAGTATTTCGTTTTCATCTGACATAATTAATATCCTGCAATAGCATCCATAAATTCATATTCATCTTCTTCGTAATCATACGCATAACTAATCTTAGCTAACTGATCAATATATGCCAGCGAGTCTATTAAATCATCGTGTACTAAGTGGTTAGGGAACTGGAATAGCTGGTCTAAGAACTCTGTATTCCACTCACCTTCGTTTAAAGTTATCTGACCATGCTCAAATCTACCCTGTAAGGCCCATATGATGCGGTCAGTCTTACGTTTATTACCATGAGTTAACTCTTCTACCCTAAAGAAGAACTGTTCTTGCTTCATTCTGTCTGTTAGGTAGGGATATACAGCGTTCTTCAACGCTCCTTTCTCTACACCTATAGCAATAGGTTGGTAATCTCGTACAGCTTGGAAGATTTTGTCGGCAGTCTTCTTAACATCCCATCGACCATAGATAATGTTATCAACCCACCACCCATCAACACCAGCTTTGACAACAGATATGGACGTTGTGTCCAGTTTCTTTTGTTTAGACGTAGTGGCTTTCTCAATATCAGCAAAACCTGCGAGGTCAACAGAGATATAGTAGTCACCCTCATCAGGTTCCTCCGTATCAAACGCAATCCAGTCTTCACTGAATATTGCGCCCCCTGCTGCCTCAAAGGATGCCAGAAATTCCTGACGAAATGCGAATGAAGACATACTACCTTTAGCTGCTTCAATCTCTTCGGGGTCTAGTAAGTTATTATCATAAGACGTAAAGTGCCAACTCTCGAAAGTAGGATCATCTCCTTGCCCGTGGCGGTATAAATCATAGAAATGGTTACGACCCATAGGAGTACCTATGAATATAGCACCACCCTTTTGGTCAGCTAGTGCTGGTCGTAGTATTTGTTCCCATACCTCTGGCTTCATGTCAGCATACTCGTCCATAACGAGAAACTTCAAGCTAACACCACGCATAGTCTCTGGTCTGTCAGCACCCTTGAGTGCAATCGTAGTACCATTGACTAGCTTAATCTGTAAGTTGTTTATGTGACTGCTCTTGATAACACTATGGCCTAACTCCATTAGAGTTTCCCACATGATATCTCTTGCTTGGCCCTGAGTAGGGGCAACATAAAACACATGTCCCTTAGTTGCCTGTAAGCCCTCTATGATCAAGGCCCACGCTGCCAACCTACTCTTGCCACAACGTCTTCCTGCTGCAACTACTTTGAATCGGACAGGATCATTGAAGACCTCTTGCTGCCATTCAAGTAATTCAACTTTAAGATCGGTCATTTATGAAAACATATTACTTAAGTTTTCAAACCAACCTTTACCTACTCGTAGTTGCTGTCCATCTTGTAGATTCCTACCCATAGATCCACGGGTAATCTCTACTTCTGGGTTTAACTCTTGTAACTCGTCAAGCGTCATTCCATTCTCATAAGCAATGTGACCAGCAAAACGATTCTTTCCTACCGAATCAAAATCTTGCCCTATAGATTTAATAGAATCTAATACGCCACTTTGCTTCTGTGGGATGGTAGTTGCTATTGGTTGTTGCTGCTGCATATTTAGTTGCTGCTGCATCTCTGGTTGAAGCTGCTGTGCCATATTTAATTGTTGTTGCTGTTGACGCATTGCTTCTTGCTGCTGGTATTGTCCTTCCCTTTCAAGATCAGTAAACATCTGTGTTTCTTGTGGAGACATGTTACTACGCATAGCTTCCATATCCCTGTCAAACTGTGCTACTTGCATAGCTTCTTGTCTAAGGGTATCAGGAAGGAATGCCATCATATTATCTGAATTAGGTGGCTTACCAAAATACTCTATGGCTCTAGCTTTTGTATTAACATCGGGCTTTGTGTGATGATATTTAAAATATAAATCTAAACCAGCATCATCATCTCCCTCTAACATTCCTGTTAAGTTAGAAGACTTCTGCATGTAGATGTTAGCAAGCATAACTTCTTCTTGCTGCTGTGGAGATAGCTTCAATGGATTATTATGATCAACCGCATTTGATGCCCACTCAGGTAAATCAACCCCTGCTTTTTTATAGGTGTTCTTTAATCGGTTAAGCCCTGTTTGAAAAGCATTACCTTCACCTTTAGTAAGGAATTGAAACTCACCTCTAGCAGAAGAGTCTGAGTTAACTAAGTCAGTTCCATAAGAACTTTCAATGCCAGATACTCTGTCACTAAAGCGAGCTATGTTATTTAAAACATCAGTCTTGCTTACATCATTACTAATACGATCTTTGTATAGATCATAAATAATATCTTTAATTGACATCTTCATACTCTCCGTCAAGGGCATCGTCATTGCCTGTGTTGCCCACAATTGTAGTATCACCACCAACACCAGTGATAGTAATAGAGACTGCATTCCTACCTCCAGTGTCATTCTTCTTATCAAAATAAGAGATAGGCAACACTCTATCCATGCACATCTTTAGTGCTGCTGATTGAACAGGATGACCATCTTCTAATGCTATTTCAATAACCTTAGAGATAACCTTATCACCACTCGTAGCTAACAACCTAGCCTTGAGTTCATTGATTCTAGCAGCATCCCCTTTAGGTCTACCGATAGCATTTCTGTTCCCTTTCTTCTTGGCTGCTATGTCTGCTTTGCGGGGACGACCACGCTTCGCTTTAACAACAACCTTTGGATCAACAATCATTTATTATCCTTAACCCCTTAAGGGATCATATGGGCTACTACTTAGTTCTATATAGCCTTTGAACAGAGTCATTGATCTTGTCGATTATAATTATAAGGATTATAGATCACAATGCTTTGTTTCTGTTCTGTCCTATATAGTCAGAGGACTATAGCATACTTTCAAGCAAAAGTCAAGAGTTATTTTTAGTTATCTACTAAGGACTGCATTGGCGGGACTCACATGCTTTTACATGCCCTCCGCAGCCCTCCTTTATTCACTCCCCAGAACACATTACTTAATGCTTATTAATCATAGTCTTAGTGATAGTAATTAATTAGTCAGATTCACTCTTTTTAGTATCTAAGCAGGTACCCCTACACACCAGCCTACGCAGCTACCCCCCCGTCCCTTCATTAGACCACCCTAATGTAGCTCAGACTAATGTAGCAATCTCTAATGTAGCAAAGTCTAATGTAGCATCACCCACTATAGCCTGTGTGAATGTCTATGTAGGTACCCATAGCATGAAATAATGCTCCCCTATATACTGAATATTATGAGCAAATTATGAGCACATTAGACAATGCTAATATGAATTGTATGTGCCTGTGTTGGTCTGTGTTGATCCCTTGAGTAGGCCTATGCCTAGCTATTTGTTATTTCTATCACGCTTGTGCGAGCTTGTACGAGCTTACAAGATATAATTAGTATCTGCTAATATACTCAATTATGGGCTAATATTGTCTATAAATACTAATAGTTGTAAAATTGGCACGATTCTTGCCAAGATAATTGCACTACTATGGTGCGAGCTAGCACTATTATGGTGCGTCCCTGTATCCCTTGCTATGCCTAGCTATCAGCAAATAGTGTCAATATAACGTCATATTATTGCACTACTATGGTGCGTTAGTGATATTTGTTTAACCTACTAAATCGCCTCTATCCCTTGCTATGCCTACGTTTACCATTGTTGGCACGGCTATTGCATTAGTATTAGCGAGCAAGGGCATAACGCCACTCATTATAACTAAACCTAAAAGGTAATAGATCATGAATACATTAACTATCAATCACGTTCGCGCTATCGGTAACTCACTAATGGCACAAGTAAAAGCACAAGACAAAACCAGTGATGCAAGGTTTGAACTAGCCAAAGCATTACAATCTGACGCGGTAGACCTAGAGAATAAAGTACAGGCTGGTATTATTAAGGCCATGATTGACAAGGCATACCCAAAAGCTACCAAAGACGGTTGTCCTGATCAGTTGAAAAAAGCGGGGGCAGTGAGACAAGTATGCAGCACCCACAAGAAAGCGTTCAAAGATGGGGTTAGTGCCGTTGATCACGAGACCTATTCCCAATTCCGTAATGCCGTCTATGGCGACCAAAGTAAGAGTAAGAGAGAGACCATAATGTCATGGGTCGATAGCGATAAAATTTCGTTTACCTTGGCAGAGTTGGAGGCGATTGTTGCAGAGTATAAGGCTATCAAGTAAAAGTTTCCTAGGAAACATTGGAGAATACTATGTCCGAATTAAGCTACCAAAATGCTCTAGAATCTGAGCAAAAAGTTGCCCAATTAATCGCGTCCATTGATCAGTCTGTTGTACAGATTCGACAATACCAAACAGAATATTCTCAGGATATTGTGGATATGGACGCGCGTATTATTGCTCGCGGTATGCCTGATATTGAGAAGCGCATGAGAACTGTTAAGTTCTTGCAGCAACTATTGCAAATGGAATTTGACCAATTGCGACAGCGCAATGATTTAAAATCTAGATTATGGCAAGCTAAATGCATGACAGCTACGGCCTTACAAAAACTAAAAGTTTCCTAGGAAACATTGGAGAATACCATGAAAAAATTATCAACTATGCCTAGGCGTAACATCAAGCGTATCTGTACTCAAAGTGAAGATGATTTGAAGAAGGTACACAAATGGATGATTGTTTGGGGTATGATGTCTATGTTAGATTACTCTAACGAAAATCATAATGACTGGATGATTCTAAATAGATTTCAACGGAGGTATTTGTAATGGATATGGGATTAATTGTAATCGTATTGGCTGGATTAGTCTTGATAGGTTATATCGTATCGACTATCACAAAATAATATAAAGTTTCCTAGGAAACATTGGAGAATAAAATGATTAATACTAAAGTTAAAAAGCCAATTGAATTGGTGTCGTTCACGGGCTGTACTTCTGCATTTATGCGTATGCCGTGGGCTAATGGCACATCAAGTTGGTATGAGTTAGCAACTAACGATGCAAGTTGGGATCTAGTAACGGGTAAATTATATGATGAGCTTGAGGCTCATTGGGTTAATGATAAGTATTAAAGTTTCCTAGGAAACATTGGAGAATGTAATGAAGTTCAAAGGTATTGTTGATGAGTATGAAGCGCGAGTAATGCCATTCATGGATATGGACGGAGTAGATACTCCTAAAAACATGGATGAGTTACTTGCTATGGCAAGTCGTATGAGTGAGGAAGATGAGGCCCACTTCATGGCTGGTGTTATATGCACATGGAATTTATGCAGCACCATGATTGATCAAATGGTAGCGGAGGATTACGAATGAGTTATCAAAAGTTTTTTACTAAGCAAGAGTTTTTTAACAGACATGCACCCGACTTTAACTTTGAGTTAGATGCAGAAGAATTAATTGCAAGAGCAATTGAGAAAGGGTTCATCAAGTGTTCAACTGGTGACTGGTATTTTTATACGGAGGAAGAAGGATGTTAGTATTTCCATACAAAAGTAAGCGCATATTAAAAGAGAGTGTAGGCTATCCTCTAAAGTATATAGAGACTAGCATGTTCGGCAATGAGTACATCGAGAATGGTGAGTTAGTAGGTGCAAACCGACCACACATCACGGGCCTAGGCAGAGAGTTCTTTGCCAAGGTGACGATGCAAGATGGTATCATTGCTAAAGTTTCCTAGGAAACATTGCATTAGGCGGTAGCTTGCTACATTCCCCGTAGTTAAGCTATCTCCTAACACAGTGAACTAGAGTAAAAGAAACCAAGAGGAATTATTATGAGTAGTATAAAGTTTAGTGCAGCCAGTAAGATGCCATGCTTTTCATGGTCACTAGAAGCTATGATTACATGTGCTGGTGCTGTAGATATTATCACTGGTGCTGTCGTTGATGCTTGTGAGATATGCTATGCAAGAGGTGGCTTCTATCAGATGCCTAGTGTTAAGGCACTACGCCAACATAACAAGGAGGATTGGAAACGTCCTGAGTTTGTGCCTGAGTTCATAGCCAAGCTAGATAACTCGCGTTACTTTCGCTGGTTCGATAGCGGTGACTGCTATACAGTTAAACTGGCGTGGAAGATGTATGCTATCATGAAAGCTACGCCTTGGTGTCAGCATTGGTTCCCAACTAGACAGTATAAGTTTGATAAATATAAGGAGGTGTTAGATGCAATGGCTTTACTCCCCAATGTTGTTGTTAGGTTTAGCAGTGATAGTATTACAGGTGGACTTGTTGATGGGGCTACTACTTCCACTATTGTCCCCTATGTAGAGACACCAGTAAGTTTCCTAGGAAACATTGAGGTCTGTCTAGCATACGAGAGAGATGGTAAGTGTGATACCTGTCGATCATGTTGGGATAAAGATGTTGAGTTGATTGTCTATCCTGCTCATGGTCGCATGGCTAAGAAAGTTTATAAAGAGAATCAATTAATAAAATTGAAGGAGGTAGCATGAGTAAAACATTAGTTAGGTTTACAATAGGTGCGATCATAGGGTTCTGTGGTGCAGCATTATTCAGTGGCAATCCTATGGCAGCATTGATAGCAGCAGTGCTATGTGGTGTAGCTGTAGATAAATTATTAAGAGAGGATTGAGTTATGTTTATAGGTATTATGTTAATGTCAGGTATGTTTGCGTTAGATAACCCTGAGTTTGTCAGTGCAGTTAAGTCTGACTTGGAAGCAGGTAAGTCATGGACGTATGTAGGTTCACAGCCACCACCAGAGAATGGTGTAGCTATTCCAGTGTCTAGCCTCACGACAGGTGAAGACATTGTATTGTTTGTTACTAAGTAGAGGTGACGTATGAAAACGTACAGAGTATTTGAGTGTGAAGGTCACAGGTTCACATGGGCTGGTGGCACAGTAATAAATATCATTATGATATGTGATGATGGACGAGAGTTTTTGGCAGACCGATTAGAGTTCTTTGATGTGAGGAACGATAAGATGGTCATGGACTTATGCCTAGAGTGGCTAGAAGAGAATGATCTTATAGAAGAAGCAGCATATTATAATATTTTATAACGGGAGAGTATCATGAGTATGACTAATAAACAAATCTATACCAAGGTTAGTAAGCATTTACTAAAGCAAGGCAAGCGTAGTGAGGACGGGACAGGTGTTGCTGGTAATAACTGCGTGTATCGTAGCAGTGATGGTCTGATGTGCGCTGTTGGTTGCTTGATACCTGATGATCAATATTATTCTGGGCTTGAGGGGCAGGATGTTAACAAAGGCATGGTACTAGACACTTTACGAGGTGTCATTGGCACACGATGGTATACTAAGGCTTGTAAGATTGATCTTCTTGAGAAGTTGCAGTTCATACATGATCAAGTAGCAGTGGATAGATGGGCTATTCAGTTGAAAAAACTAAAAGAAGATTATAAATTTTAGGAGAGTATCATGAGTGTATATAATTCAGAAGGAAAACCTATGAAACTATTTGAATTACACCATCAACTATTTGAAGCAGAGCGTCACTACCAAGCACTGGATGAGGCTGAGGATATTGTTAATGGAATGGAGAAAGCAACACAGTTATACACCCCTTGGCTTGATGCCTTACAAGGTGCAGTGAAGTTAGCTGTTCACAAGGCTAGCGTTAAGGTGGATACAATCAATGGTCTAATTGAAGAGTTACCAGATGGGGATGTATGATGTATTTACTAGCGTTAATTATTATTGGTAGTGTGTTGACTACTACTGTTGATGATTCCCCACTGAGTCATTGCATGGGTACTGTAGTTGAATCTTATGAGAACTATGGAGAGGCTATTAAGTTTTGTAATAAAGTAATAGAAAAATCATTATGATTATTTCTTGTTAAACTCTTAAGAGAGATTGTAGCACACCCCTTTGCATTAGTGGAGGGGTAGAGTTAATATAGTAGTTTAAGTTTCCTAGGAAACATTGGAGAATATAACATGGCGATTTTAAAAGACAGAGTTAAGCAAGGCTTGTCACCTAGTACAGTGGTTGAGGATATGGATTGTAGGTATGTTAAGAATGTAGACGTTAAGAATACACGTACTGTTATCTTAACTGAGCAGTACCTCAAGAGGATAGAGAGAGACAGCTACATCTTTGAGATACTAGAAGCTAGTGAGGATCCTATTGTACAGCGTATGGTTGCCGAAGCAAGAGCAGAGTATGAGTCAGACCTTGAGGTGTTAGAAGGTAATGAGTATCACATTGCAGGAGATAGGTAATGAGTATCATCTTTGTTCCTAAGATTAAGGAGAGTTATAATGTCCCTGCAAAATCAGTGCTTGCCAAGCAGCCTAGGACAAACTATAATCCTATCTCTGAGCTTGACTTAAAGAGGATCGTCTGTCTACGGGCTATGAATGTATCATACAATAACATAGCTAAGTTGATACACAGATCATCTAACACTATAGCTTGGCACGTACATGATAAGATGTTATTCATAGCTATCAACCAGCTACAACAGAAACTAATCAATGATATTATGGAGGAAGAGGAATGACAGAGATGCAGATCAAGACGCTCAAGAATAAATCTCTTAAGCAAAAGTTATCAGAGTCTCAGGAACGGGCTAAGATACAAGAAGAGATTGATAACTATGAGACAGCCATACGGCAGGGTACTAGGTTCATGACGTACAATCTTGACAAGGTTGTTAAACTTAAAGGTAAACTAAGAGAGGTGGGAAATGACAATTAAAATTGAGGTCAATGTTGACCAAGCTAATGAGATAGCAGTAGAGGTTCTTATGAACTACTTCATTGTAGTGTATGAAGAGAGTTATGATTCGCAGAAGTGGGACACACTGATCGCTTTAGACACAGTGCTATCTCATATCATGAACCCAAGAGAATATGAGGACTTTACTAATGGCATTTCTAAGGACGCATTTAGCGTGTGACGATTGTAGCAGCAGTGATGGCATGTCCATAGATGATAAGGGGTGGTCACACTGCTTTGTATGTGAAACAAGAAAAAAGGTAGGAGATAGTATGGAGATAACAAGTAGTACCGATAAGAAACCTAATGGTAACTTTGACAAGCTGAAAGAAAGTTTAATGTCTGGACAATACAAGAGTGTTGTTAACCGAGGCATATCAAGCGACACCTGTAAGGCATACAAGGCCCAACTTCAAGGGGAGGTAATGCACTTCGGGTATCATGATAAGGATGGGTACTTAGTTGGTGCTAAGACACGCTCACCTGATAAAGACTTTCGTACTCAGGGTAACTGGAAGGACACTGTTCTATTCGGACAGAACCTATTCA